TAATTTACTCAAAATAATGTAAAATTTAGAGCCCGTATTTTAAATAATACGGGCTTTTTTATGACCGTACATATAGATCTTACTACATCAAATACCGTTTATACTCCATTCAGCGCACAGGGTAGTTGGATACAACACCGTTTTGGCAAACGAGATTATCCTGATACTGAGCTAAATCTAGCTAGAGTAATCAATTATCTTTCACAAATTGACGATCAAGTTTTTTTAATAAGCTCTTTTGGTGACTCATTGTGCTATAGTGGTATTAGTGATTTATTAAAACTAAACAAAAATTTTATCATTCATTCATACGCCAACATAAAAGATGATAAATTATTTAATCTGTTAGGGGAGTCTACTAGTACTGCTGTAATTAAGTTAAGCGGAATAGATCAGTTAGCAGATAAGGTTTACTTGAATTCAAAATGGGATACTATAAAGAATAATATTTCCATATTAAAAAGTAAATGTTTAATAGAGTTTGAACTGTTTGATCATAACGCCTACCAAGTAGAAGCATTACTAGAACTGTGCGATAAATTTAATATTAAATTAAAAATAGTACCAGGTACTAGTTTAAATGGTGTAGTATTATCAGGACCCAAACGAGGTTTTAGCAGCGTAATAGACGAAAATAAAAATTGGTTATATGATGTTATAAGCCTAAACTCACCGTTTCCGGATGATTTCTTATCAGCCGCTGATATGCTAAAATTTAATATTAACGCACCCGATGCATCTAGACTAGTTCAAACTACCGAAGGATATCAAACACTGAGAACCTTTGTAAAAGGTTCAAAAGGAAAAACTATTCTAAGTCATCCGTTAACCTTCAAAGTAAAAAATGAAAAAAGTCAAAGACCCCTAAAAGGTTTTAGTTTAAGTGTAACAGGACATGTACTTCCAAGCGAAAGTATAACCAAGTGTTTTTCAAATATGCTTTGCACTGATTGGAAAGTAAATCACAAAGATGTGTTCACAGGTGATCAAACTAATAACTATCTGCTTAACATAGCAAAACTAGTTAACCAAATTAACTCGCTAGATCTTAATAAAATACACTACAGTAATAGTTTAAGAAGTGTGTTAAGCTACCTTAGTGATAGCGATATCTGATATATTATTGCAAAAATCAAACGGGCATTCAGTTTCAGAGGACGGTAATTCCCAACTGTCTAAATTAGAAATGTTACCAAAGTGCTTTGCGCCGCACCAACTACTGTAGATATCACCGCTTGCATCAATATTAATGCTCTCAAAACCTAGAGAGCATTTCATACCCTTAAATTTATTAAGGCCCTCATTTATAATTAAATGACTCTGAACATACTTTGCTGTACCATCATCGTAGAGAAACTCTGTCATCCATGCAGTAGGATCCGGAGGGGAAGGCTGCGGTGCGTTAGGGTCTGGGGGCGGACAGGGTCTTGGCTTAATACCAGGGCGTCGGAGCACTTCTAATTCAGCTTCATTATAAGGCCAGTATGTTTCTTGCTTACTGTTGCGACCTAGTAGTTTTGCGTACATTGTTTTAACGCATATACTTACACTATCGTATCTATTGCGTTCGCAATTTAAAAATAGATTTCGTAAATCCTCAACCCATTCTCCTAAAGATTCTACCTCGCCTGCAACGCCGGCAATATTAATATCTATAGTAACATGATCTTTGATTTCGTTAATAACAGCAACTAAATGCTCTCTAGTCTGCGTTTTTGGATGAAAAGTAATTACAACACCGTCTAGGTATTCCTTAGCTTTACTCCACCAATTTATAGTTCTACTGGCATTTGTAAAAACAACGCTGTTTGTCCTATACTCAGATATGCGTCGAATGATATCTTCAAATCCGGGCATAACTGTGACTTCGCCGCCAATAAGTTCAAAGTCGACTCTTTTGTTTTGATTATTATAATGCGTACATATCCTATCAACAGTAGTAAGGTATGTGTCCAGAGACAGCCATGGCCTGCTGCCATCGTGTAGAATAGGTGGACAATATTCGCAATTATAGTTACATTGGTTACCCATGTTCCACTGAACACGAATATTACCAATTGGACCTCTGGCATGTGGGCCTTTTACGGACACCAACTTTGCCATGTTATCTTCCTACAATGACTGTGGGAGCACCTGCAATAACAGCATGTCCACAGGCCGCAGTACTTAATGATTCAACTGCAACTGCTTTAAATTCAGCAAAAACTGTAGTACTAGCTGTAATGATAGATGGTTGGATATGTGGTGCTTCACCGTGGGTAGCAACAAGATCGTTAATAACGCTCACTGTTGAATATTCAGCTTTAACAGTAGGAGCACCAGGACCAGTAATGATTCCTGTTCCTGCTAACGATGCTGTTACTTTGGCTATCCCGGGCATAATATTATTTATGCCGGGTTGGCGTCGTCTTCGTCGCCTAGTTCCTCTTTAACTAGATCTAAGTATTCTTCTGCTGTTACTTCGCTGGTTTCTAATACTGCAAAAATCTGATTGGTATGTAAAAATACTTCATCACATTTTGCTGTTAGGGCAAAAGGAATTAACACTACGCTGTCGCCTGAAATAACCACAATCTTTGGATGGTGGATTGTTAATATTGTACCTTCTTCATTAAAGCCCATTAGTCGTGCAACAATCTCATCACCTTTATGTGACTTAATAGTTACAACTTTACCTGCTAGTGATTTTAAATTATACATAATTATAGGCTCCCAAGTGAACCATAATCAACAGGTTCTTCCATTTTATTCTTAATACCATCAACGCCCAAAGTGCTTAATCCAGCAAAGCCGCCTTCAACAAAGAGCTTTCGTTGGTAATAGATTTGAGGCATAGTTCTATGGCCTTCATTTAATACAAACTCTCTAGCTTCTGTGTCGGTTTCAATATTGATTTCTTCAAACAGTATATTGTTATTTTTAAGTAGCGCCTTAGCCTGTAAGCAATAACCGCAATTGTTTTTTGTGTATAGTGTTAGCATTTTATAAACTTAACCCCTTAAATGTATCTTCTGTGACATCCTGCTTGGTGCCGCCAATTATATAACTACTTATTTCAGTTTCTTGTGGTGCGACCTGAACTTCGGCGCCGCTGATCCACTTTTGAGTCCAGGGTAGTGGGTTACTTCCTGGTGATTTAAACGGTGTTTCTAAACCAACACTTTTCATGCGCTTTGCAGCAATCCATTCAACATATTGCTTTAAAAGATCTGCGTTAAGTCCAATCATTGACCCGTCTTGAAACAAATAGTCTGCCCAGTCCTTTTCCTGTCTAATTGCATTCATAAACATTTCTGTGCATGTACCCTTTGTTTCTTCTGCAATCTTAGCAAAATCAGGGTCATCAGATGGGAGTACCTTTAGCATATGTTGGGAACCAGCTAGATGAACATTTTCGTCTCGGGCAATTAGTTTGATAATTTTAGCATTGCCTTCCATCTTCTTTAGTTCAGCAAATGCCCAACTACAGGCAAAACTAACATAAAAGCGCACACCTTCTAGAATGTTAACACTCATTATGGCTAGCCAAATCTTTTTCTTGATATCATATAAGTCAACAACTACTTTCTTTCCGTTGACTGTATGGGTTCCTTCACCTAGCAGATTGTACCAGCTGACAGCTTCAATAAGATCATCATAATTCTTACTAATGCTTTCAGCACAGTTAACAATTTCCTTCATATCTTTCATTTCATCAAACACCTTACTAGGGTCGCTGTAGATGTTGCGAATGATATGAGTATAGCTGCGGCTGTGAATAGTTTCACTAAACGCCCAAGTTTCAACCCAAGTCTCAACTTCTGGTAAACTAACAATAGGCAAGAAAGCAACATTAGGGCTGCGACCTTGAACGCTATCAAGCAAAATTTGTCGTTTTAAGTTGCTGGTAAAAATATGCTGTTCATGGTCAGTAAGATCTCTAAAGTCCTTACTATCTCGGGTCACATCAATTTCTTCAGGTCGCCAAAAGAACCCCAACTGCTTGTCAGTTAGTTTGTCAAACTGACGATACTTTAATGTATCGTAACGCTGCATAGTTACTGTACCGCTAGCGTCTAAAAACATTGTGGCAGTGGTATGATCTTTACGATTGTTAGAATTAAAAACTGAATATGTCATTATTTGTTACCTTAGATTTTACACGAATCGCAATCTGCGTCGTCATCTGCACCTGGTGCTAACGGCGTTTCTGCTTTGTTGATGTCAACTTCGCCTTGACCATCATATGTATTATTATAATATAGTTGCTTTCCGCCGTACTTGTAGAACATTACGATATGCTGAAGCAATAAACTCATTGGAATTTTTTCATCTTCAAAATGCTGAGGATTATAGCTGGTATTAACACTAATACCTTGATCAATGTACTTTTGTAGTACAGCACAAATCTTTAAATAACCTTCTGGGCTCCGTTGATCCCAAAGAAGATCATATTTGTTCTTTAATCTACGATACTCAGGAACAACTTGCTTGAGCACGCCATCCTTACTTTGCTTTACACTTACATAGCTGCGAGGAGGTTCAATACCATTAGTACTGTTGCTGATCTGTGCAGATGTTTCTGCGGGCATAAGTGCCATTAAAGTACTGTTTCGAATACCGTAAGTTTTTAGGTCTTTGCGTAAAGACTTCCAATCCATACGCTCCTTATGCTTTACAAGTTCATCAACTTCCTTCTTGTAGGTTTGATTTGGCGTGATGCCATCTGCATACTTGGTTTCGTTATTCTTAAGACATGCACCCTTTTCACGAGCAAGTTTTACGCTTGCCTTAATAAGATAATAACTCCATGCTTCTGCCCACTCATCAACAAGATCTAAATTTGGATTCTGATAGTTAGTATCATTCTTAGCTAACCAGTAAGCAAAGTTAATAATGCCAACGCCCAAGGGCCTACGATTCATTGTACCTAGGTGAGCAGCAAGTACTGGATAGCTCTGATAGTCTAGTAGTTCATCCAGCGCACGAACAGCTAGTTCACATGGCTTTTCAAAGTCTTCTGGGTTCTTAATATTGCCCCAATTAATAGCACTTAATGTACATAGGCTAATTTCACCCTCTGGGTCGTTGATATCCTTTAATGGCTTAGTGGGCAAATTGATTTCACAGCACAAATTACTTTGATGAATAGGTGCTAAATCTTCTTTGAATGCCCCATGGCTATTAGCATGATCAACATTCATTAGATAGATACGGCCAGTATCTTTACGCTCAGTCACAAACGCACTAAACAGATCTACTGCTTTAATAGTCTTTTTACGAATACGAGAGTTGCGCTCTGCTGCTTCATATAGCTCTCTAAACTTATCTTGGTCAGCAAAAAATGCGTCATACAAGCCAGGAACATCATGTGGCGAGAACAAAGTAATGTCGCTGCCTGTGAGCAAACGTTCGTACATTAGTTTATTAAACTGTACACCATAGTCCATATGACGTACACGATTGTCCTCTGTACCTTTATTATTTTTTAGTACAAGAAGATCCTCTACTTCGAGGTGCCAGATTGGATAGTAGAGTGTGGCTGCTCCGCCTCTAACTCCACCTTGCGAGCAGCTTTTGACCGCGCTCTGGAAGTGCTTATAAAACGGTATGACACCAGTGTGGCTAGCATCACCGTTCCGAATGGGAGAGCCAATAGCCCTAATGCGACCGGCGCCGATACCAATTCCTGCTTTTTGAGATACATACTTAACAATTGAGCTCGCTGTCGCATTAATACTGTCCAAACTATCATCTGTTTCAATTAGCACACAACTGCTAAATTGACGTTGTGGTGTTCTTACACCTGCCATAATTGGCGTGGGTAAACTAATGTCAAATGTACTAGTTGAATCGTAGAAATCTTTAACATACTGCATACGTGTTTCTTTAGGATAACGTCCAAAAAGAGTCGCCGCAATCATGATATACGCAACTTGTGGCGTTTCAAAGATTTGCTTGGTTGCACGATTCTGTACAAGATACTTGCCGCGGAACTGTTCCATGGCAGCATAAGTTAGTAGGTTATCGCGATCATGCTTGATGTAAGCATCAAGTTCGTTGATTTCTTCAACTGTGTATAACTCTAGAATCTCTTTATCGTAGAAACCTTTGTCGATATTTGACTTAATAATATCAAACAACGAAGGCGGTAAAAATTCACCGTAAACATGTTTACGCAGATGGTAGTTAATTAACCTACCAGCAACATACTGATAGTTTGGTGTTTCTTCGCTGATAAGATCAGCGGCACTCTTAATTAAGGTTTCTTGAATGTCACTGCTGGTAATACCATTGTAAAATTGAATGTGACTTTTAATTTCTACTTCGCTTGGACTTACACCTGTAATACCGTCGCATGCATAAAATACTACTTTATGAAGTTTATCTAGATTTAGTTCTTCCTTGGTTCCGTTTCTTTTTGTAATAAGAATAGACTTTGACATATGCATCCTGTGTTATTATAGTGTTCGTTTTATTATAGATGATAATACTTATCATGTCAACAACAAAGTTTATCTGCTGCTATAATGTGGTCAGCAAACTTTGTTGAATTAGAAGCCACGAAGTCTTTGTCTACAATTTTTCCTGGAAGGAAATTGTAGTACAAGCCATCGTGTTCGAGGATTAAACCATCCGCTCCTGTGATATGATTACTTACCACTTCAAAATGCAAGTCGGGCGTTTTTATGATGCCCAGGTGAACCAATGTAGCGGTCATAACCAAGGTTAATCCGCTTTGACAGAAGTACCCGTTTTTTACTATTTCAAAAACATCTAGCCAATTTTCAGGCGTATAATAATCTATATATCGTGTTGTTAATTTAATGTCAGCAAATGCTTCTACTACTGTATTGGCATTGCCATCTTGTGGGAATGTTTGCCTGAAAGATCTCCATACTGCTAGGCGGGCAGACGGACTCTGTGTTTTTGTAAACATAGTTTTCCATTTTAGCTTGGGTCAGAAGACCAACGTTTAACTAGGTATTTGATTGATAAATCTCTATTGACATTGTTTACGACATTGAGAATAATGCTGTCAGAAACTAAAGATGCGCTAAACACAACATTACCAGTTGTTAGCCCTGTATCAAACATCTCGCTGGCAACATCGCTAAAGAGAACTTCGCCGTTT